ACGCGGAGTGCCTAAGTCGACCGCCAAGATCACCTGCAAGAAGCTATCGCCGGAGGATTGATCATGCCAACCAACCTGTTCGACCACATCAATGACAGATCGTTACGCGGGTACCGAGAGTGTTCCCGTCTGCCGTGATCATCGACAGCGAGACTCGATGTTCGCTGGTTGTCCCCGCTGCCGGCTGTGTTTGCTTTGCCAGCGTTCCACCCACAAGCGGGGGTACTGCCCAATAAATAGGCAAACACTGCCCTTGCAATAGGTAGGCACGGCGGTATGATTCCCAGGGAAGGGAGTCGCCGTGCTTACCCATCTCCAAACGCTTGCCGAGATCCACAAGGCCGAGGAACAGGCCGACGTTCTCCGTCTGCAAGCATCTGAAAGGCGTCTCCAGAGCCTTCGCAAGACAGCCGAGAATCAGCAACTCCTGGAGTCGTGCAACTGGGAATCGGCCGATCCGTTCCAAGCTGGAATGGCGATTGCGAGCGGTCTAGGGTCGGCCGCGAACGATCTCTACCACTACACCTCGTTGGGCCGGCACGCTGCACGGGTGGGTTCACGCCGCGACGGAGCATACCCCCCGTTCTACTGGACAGAGCAGCAACACTGGCAGATGGTCGACGCTGCCCGGACTCTCGAGGCGGTTTGTCCGACGGCCGTGAACATCCTGGACGTGCTTGAACAGTTCGCGATCTTCACGGGTTTTACGTACAAGATCGTGGAGAAGAAAAACGGGGGTAATTCGGGGGTATCTAAGCAAACTACCCCCGATACCCCCGGAGATGACGCAGACGCCCCAGTTGTCCCAGAATCGAACCCGCTGGTCGACAAGGCCCAAGAGCTACTCGACCGATGGATGAAAGACGTTGACTGGCACGGCTGGGAGAAGGAGATCTTCCGACGCACTCGCCGCGATGGCGAATCATTCGTAATCATGGAGCCGGACGATAAAACAGAAATGCTTGGCCTACGAGCCGTCGAACCTGAGCAAATCCGTGACCCACAGGGAGCCTCTGGCAGCCTTAATGGCCAGATGGGGATTACCGGCCGAGATGCTTCTTGGAAGTTCGGAATTCTCACGAGCAAGCGAGACACATCAAAGCCGATCAAGTTCAACGTTGTCTCCCAGCACAACGACACAACGCTAAATCACGAGGTCTTCGACGCCGACGAGGTCTGGCACGTCAAGATCAACGTCGATCGAGTCGCGAAACGTGGCGTGTCAGACTTTCATTCCGTCTTCAACGACATCCCGAGGAGCAAGAAGCTACTACGCAACTTGACAGAGTCTGCATCGGTGCAAGCGTCGGTGGCGTGGGTGGTCGAGCACAGCGAAGGCATGGACGTGGCCCAGTTGCCTTCGCCGATCGGCGGCGAGAACATCACCACCCGCACGGGCAACAGGACCACGGCTCGCATGTTCGACGGGCCGGAAGAGTTGAACGTGCCGAACGGTACAACGTACACGGCCGGACCACTCGCTGGGGCCGGGCAGTCGGAAACACTCATCCAAGTTCTGCAAGCCGCTCTGCGCAACATCGGCGCCCGGTGGCAATTCCCCGAGGGGTTGGTGAGCGGTGACGCCTCCAACGCGAACCTGGCTTCGGCCCTCGTTGCGGAAGCGCCGTTCGTCCGTGCCATGGAATCCCGCCAGTGGTTCTATCGCAATGAGTTCATACGGCTGATAGAGCGTGTGCTAGAGGACGCTGCGGTCAATGGGATGCTGCCAGAGGGCGAGAACCTTCTTGACAAGATCGAAGTCTCCGTCGAGATGCCACCCGTGGTGCCACGTAAGGCCAAGGAAGAGACAGAGCGCAACGCGATGCTCTCAGATCACGGCATACTCGGCAACTCCTCATGGTCGGCACGCGAAGACCTGGACCGGGAAGAAGAGTTGGCCGACATGGAAGTTGACCCTATTCAACCGCCGTCGATCATGCTGGGCATGGAAGGAGAAGTCGAGGACGACACCGCACAGCAGAACGCAAGCCAGCAATCCGGCGAAAGCGAAAGGGTGAGTTGATGAGCCACGTTTGCCAACTCCTAGAATACAGCCGAGCCCCCGTGGTCGACGGCGTGATCAAGGGCGTCAAGATCATCGGCACTCGATCGAAGAAGGGCCGCGACTATCCGCAGGCGATGCTCGCACGAGCTATCCCGCTTTACGAGAATGCACCCGTATACATCTACCACGGTAGCGAGCGCGAGAAACGACTTGGCCAACGGCAGCACAAATCACACTTCGGCCACATCTCCAACGTCCACGAGGGGGACGACGGCCTGTTTGGCGACTTGCACGTCAAGCAGTCTCACGGAATGGCCGGCATGATCGTGGAAAGTGATGGCCGCGACTTCGGCCTAAGCCACAACGCGAACTGTGTCCTGAACGACGAGAAGACGGAAATACTTGACATCCTCAGGGTCGACAGCGTTGACCTTGTCGATAATCCCGGAACCACCAAGAACCTTTTCGAGGGAGACGACCAAATGACACTCGACGAAATGGCCGCGGCGCAGGATGCCCAGGCCAAGCAAATCAAAGCGATCACGGAAGGGCAAGGCAAAATCATGGCCTTGCTCGAAGGCATGAGCGCCCCACCCACGCCGCCGGCCGCGAAGGGCCGAGCGTCTGCCTTGGAACAGGTTGACGCGAGCGACGGCGACGGCGAGCAGATGGCAACGTTCGGTCACTCGCGAGCCGACTTTGCTGCCGGTCTTCTAGGCGTAGCGGGAGGGACCGAATAATGAGTTCCAGATTTCGCAACGATTTCATCAACGAGGAAAGCTTTGGGGTTGAGGCCAACACGGCTGCGGCAGTCGCAGCAACCACGGTCCCGATGGACAATGGATTTACGTTCACGGCGCCAGTCGCTGGGACGTGTGCCAGGGCTGACGTTTTCGAGGGCCAGTGGCTCTATAGCCACACCGGAGGTGCGGCAGAGCTGAATAGCCTGATCTCCGGCGCAAACTTCAACATGGTGATTGGGCAGCCCATCCGGTTCATCGCGGACCTTACGTTCCAACTGCTGGCGACCGAGTTGAACCTGTTCGTTGGTTGCCGAAACGACATGATCGGAGCCGGCACGGCTCCGATCGTCACGCTTGGCGCAGGAATGGCGGCGACCGGCCAGCACTTCGGCTTTTACACCCCAGCTTCCGGCGGCACCGCGTTCGCAAATGACGACCGACTTTATGCGGTGTCGATGCACAATGATACCGTAGTGCAGGTTACCGAACTGTCGGCGGCCAACACGATCACGCGGCGGGACTACGATATTGCAGTTGGCACGCGATACCAACTGCAAGCCGATTGGGTTCCGACTGGCCCTCGCGGCGGCACTACGGCGGTGATCTTCGACGCCGACATACAATTCACGATCGACGGCGAGACGGTGGCTGTTCATCACCAGAATGCCGCCTCCGCCATCACGCCTGCAAACACGGACCTGATGAACTTCGGCATCGCGACGGAGAACATCACCGACATCATCACTCTTGAGATCCGGCAGTTGAAGTGCCGGCAACTCAGGGCCCTTTCCCAGTTTGGAGGATAAGCCATGTCTACGAAGTACCGAGCACGCAATCTGCGGAACATGATCGCGTCTGCAAAGCGCGAACAGAAAGCCGGCACGATCGACGACTACAAAGAATACATCAAAGACCAGATGCGATACCAGCTTTCCGAGGGGATGAAACCCAGCGACTTCGGGCTTCTCGATCTTTTCGAGAATCTGGTTTCGGATGGCGGCGAAATGCTCCGCGGTGAGCAGGTATCCGAAAGCGCGGGCAACGTCACTACGGCAGACTTTGCCCTGATCGGCGAGCAGCTCGTTATCAACGCTGTCATGGAGGCCTACAGTTTGGCGTCATTGGTTGGCGACAAACTGGTGACCGTGTTCCCGTCGGACATCCAAGAGACGGAAGAGATACCGGGCGTTGCCGTGGCGGCGGACGAGTTCGACACGCCGGTTCCCCAGGGCCACCCGTACCCGCTGATCGGTTTGCAGCCGTCAATTATCAGATTGCCGGCTGCGGTGAAGCGAGGAAGGATTCTCCAGATCACAAGGGAGATGATCAAGCGGGACCGAACCGGGTTGCTCTTGCAGCGTGCCGGATCGGCTGGCGAAGCGCTTGGCCTGAACAAAGAGAAGAGGATCTTGGATACGGTGATTGGTGCCGATCCAAGCTACGTTCGCAAGAATGAAGCCAGGGCAACCTACGCGGACTCGGCGGCCGGTACCAACATGGGGTTCGACAACCTTGCAACCGAGATCCTGACCGACTTGACCGATATTCGGTTGCTCGACGAGCAGTTCAACGCGATCAGCGATCCCGACATCAACGAGCCACTCAACACCACGCCCACTACGATCCTCTGCGGTCGTGACCTTTCGTGGCAGGCCAAGTCGATTGTCAGCAATATCCAGGTTCGCGACGGCGACATAACGAACGCCCCTGCCATCCAGGGAATCAACAGCGGAAACCGGCTGCCGTTCGATCTGGAGATCATTCGGAGTGAGCATCTTATCCGCAGGCTGATGGCACGCACCGGAGAGGGTGGCTTGACCAGTGGCACGCGAGCCTTGGCTAACGCTCATTGGTTCTTCGGCAATTTCAAGAAGGCATTCAAGTACAAAGAGATTTGGGGTATTTTCAGCGAGCAAGCCCCGATGAACAACGAGGCACAGTTTACCTCTGACGTTTGGTTCCGCCTGAAGGTCGGCGAGTACGGCGTGCCGGCCGCAGTGGAACCGCGCGTCGTTATCCGCAGTGGGGGAACCGTAGCCAGCTAGGAGAGCACCATGGACCCTGAGAAAATCGGTTTAGGCGTGTTGTGCTTGGCTCTGGTTGGAATCCTTTCGTGGGTCGTAAAATACCTTGCGAAGATCAACGGAAACCATCTGCGGCACATCCAAGAGAGTATCGACACGCTGCCGTGCAAAGATTGCACGGCAGCGTGTCGCGTGGAGGGTGACAGCGAATGAGTACGCTTACAGACTTGCAAGCACTCTTGACTCAGAAGCTCGCTGAATACAAAGCAGCATCGGCCCACCCCACGCACAGCGCGGGCGGGCGATCCTTTGATCATGCCGGAAACCGCAAATCGCTTCTTGCAGAGATCAAGGAATTGCGAATGCTGATTATCCAGGAAAAAGGGCCGGTAGTCGTTAGCCACCATCTACTAAGTTAGGAGAAGTCCATGGGAACGCCTGTTGTAACGCCACGGGTGGACGAGATCACGGGGGCGGCAATTCAGATTGAGTTTGAGCATCACGAGCTTCACGAGGGCGACAAGTTCAATGCCCACTACGAAGGCGCCGTAACGAATATCGGAGAGGAGACGGCGATAGCGTTCTTAACCCCGGGCGCTTCGGCGGGCCGCATTCACATGACGATCGACGTTCGGGCGGACGATGAAAGCGTGTTTGAGTTTCGCGAGAACCCGACAGTTGTACTCAATCAGGGGACGGCCCAAGCTCCCCTCAATAGGTTTCGGGATTCGGACAATACCAGCGCAATCAAGGATCAAGATTTGGTCGCGTCGAATTCCGTGTCAACGTATGACGAAACCGAAGCGGCGGCGGCAAACTTGGCGGCAGGTGGAGCCGTCCTGGAATCTGAGACGATTGCCATTGCTGCGGGGCCACCATTTGGGGCCGTGGCGAACAGTCAATCTCGCGGGCAGCGAGAATGGGTGCTGAAAGAGAACACAATTTATTGCGTCATTCTTACGGCATCCACCAACAACGCCACCATGCATGAAATATCACTGAACTGGTGCGAACACGTTGACAAGGATTTTGTGAACTGATGGCACTGGTGTCTATACCTCCGCTGTACATGCCCCAGCCGCTGTTTCAAAACTCGGATGGGATCTTTATCGGCACGCGGGCAGAGTTGCGGATGAACGCGACTGCCCACCGCGTCGCGTTCGTCTTCTACGCTCCCAAAAACGGGAATATCAGCAAGATCGGATTCCGGCTGGGAACCGTCACGGAAGAAGACGACAATGGCGTACACGTCAACCTGGAAACCATCGACCTAGCAAACGGCGACCCGTCCGGGACGCTGGTTACTCCGGACGGCGGCGGCGGCGGGTCGCGATTCCTGGATTCTTGGGGTCCAGGCAATTCCGACACTTGGCAAGAGGTGACGCTCGACGAGGTGGGCGCAGTCGTGACGGACGGGCGAATGTATGCTGTCGTGTTCGATTTCCCCAACTGGGTCGACGGGGATTTGTACTTAGCCAGGGGCACGAACATCAACGTTGGCGTTGGCACCTGGCTATATTCCGACCAGTATATAGCGGCGTGGACGAAACTTCATAGAACCGGGGAAAGCGCGCTTCCGTTCTACCTTGGCTATGATGACGGGACATTCCCTATGATGCCGAACGTTCTTGCGGCAGAGGGAGGCGAGTACAACTTCGACAACGCGGACACGCCTGACGAGATTGGAATCCGTTTCGTCTTGCCGGTCCCCGTAAGGTTGCGCGGAGTCGCGCTGTCACTGGAAGTGGACAACGCTTGTGACGTGATTCTTTACGACACGGACGGAACGACAGCATTGCAAACGTGGTCACTCGATCCGGACGTGAGGGCGGTCGCATCGGAGGTACACCATTTTCTGCCCTGTACGGTCGGGCAATCACTGTCCACATCGGGCGCCTACCGCGTTGCGGTCAAGCCAACTACCGCCGCGATTGTCCGGTTGCCCTACCTGGATAATGCACCCATCAAGGACGGGGCCGGCGATACGGACGTATGGGAGGCAATGGGCCTGGATGATTCAGGGCACACTGGGATGATTCAGAAAACATCGCGGACGGACGCGGGCGGCTGGACGCAAGACTCGGCCGAGATACCGACGATTCAACTCGTCTTCGATCAGATCGACAACGGGGCAGGCGGGGGTGGCGGGGGTTCCCCCAACTTGCTGAAAGGGACATTCGGTTGAGCATTCACCAACACGCAACGATCGAGGACACGGTATATTTCTGGTTTGGCGCCAACGACACCGGCGGATCGGGGGCCGACGGCGCTACGCCGGTCTATGACGTTCGCTTGGCCGGCGCGGCGGCCGGCGCGATCCCGACCCTCAGCGGCACCGGAACGCTGTTGACCCACGCGAACTACCCGGCGGGCGCCCACGAGATCGCGGTTGCAGCGACGGCAGCCAACGGGTTCTCGGCAAACGCCACCTACGCCGTCTTCTGCACGCTGCTGGTCGACGCCGAGAACCCGACCGGGTTTGCCGGATCGTTCACCCTGACACCGCTAGCGAAGGCGGCAACGGCCCTCAGTTCGGCAGTCTGGACGGCTGCCAAAGCGGCGTTTGTCGACGCGAGTATAGCCGCGATCCCAACAACCGCCATGCGTGGCACCGACGGCGCAAATACAACCGTTCCCGACGCGGCCGGAACCGCCGCCGGTCTGCACGGAACGACAGACGCGGCAATCGCTGCCCTGAATAATCTGACGGCCGCGCAGGTCTGGGAGTTGGCAGGAAAGATCGACGGGGCAACACCGCAGGAAGCCTTGCAGATCATCGCGGCGGCCGTGGCCGGCATCCTATCTGGGGCCGGCAGCGGTACGGAAGTCTTCCTTGGACTTGACGGGCTGACCACGCGGATTACGGCGACGATCGACGGAACATTCAACAGGACCGCAGTAGTAACGGTGCCCCCGTAATGGCTGGTATGTATCAAAGTGGAATGTTCGGAGCAACACCCGGCGGTGGATTCGCTGCCGGGTTCGCTGCCGGATTCACCGCTGGGTTCGCTGCCGGCCAAGCGGTCCTGGATCCAGGACCCGATCTGTCGTCTGATCAGTATTTCCTCCATGGCCTGGAGACGGTCGAGCTTGACGATGTGGATGTGCTGAACGTCTACCGGATGCCGGAGCACGAGGTAGAGCAAGAGCCGACCGAGGGTGTGTACCTAAGCCGAAACGTGGAATTTCAGTTCCCGGTTGGTGATGCACTCTACCCCGCCGGCCGCCGGCCGTTTGTGGGATCGGCCGTGGTCGACGGGGACGGGAACACCTACGTTATCACGGAAGTGCGCCACCCATTCGAGAATGACTTTTGGGGCTGTCAGGCCCGCGCGTCCGTTATTGCGGACACGTTCGATGCGGACGACACGGTTTCACTTTTCCGGCCCGGCTACACGAAAGACCCGGCCCTGGGAAAGATAGCCACGCTTACGGCCGACGTGGCGTTTGCAAACGTGGCCGCAAAGATCATGTTACGTGAATCGGTCAGCGAGCAGTACGGCGGACAAGATCAGTTTGTAGAGTCGTACGACATCTACATTGACACGGACATCGGGCAGGTAAACAACGGCGACATCCTCAAGGATCAGGACGAGAAGCAATACAAGATTGTGAGCTATAGGAACCGGCTGCATTTCAATGAGTTCTCCGTCATGGAATGCGAGCTTCGTCAGGTGGGGCCATGACGCAAATCCACAAGATCATACAAAGCCTGAATGCGATCGCCAGTGAAGATCCGATGGCCTCGGCACTGGCAACCGCTGGGTTCGTCGGAGGTCTTCACCACGGGACGGACGCAGCACGGGACGAGCCTAAGCCGTTCGGGCTACTCAACGCCACCGAAATAGAATCGGAGCCGAACAGCAGCGGGGCGCGACTTGTGAGCTACCGGGTTGATTTGACGATCGTGGTGGAAGAGAGCAACAACCTAACCGGTCAGATCTTGGAAACCTTTCATCGCTACTGGGACAGGCTGTTTGGCCCCCGGGCGTTGCCGTCACTCGACGAGAATCTCGCCGACTTCATAGATATGCATCCCGACACGTCCGAATCGGGGGAAGATGCAGAACAGACCACAGAGGGCAAAGATATACTGCTGGGCGTCACAAGTTGGGCGCTCGAGCTTGGCGAACATCAACCAGCACTGGAGTAGAAACCATGACAGTGATCAATATGACGCGATCGTCTCGGATCGCAAACGAGACGGGAATCAGTGGTTCGGAAGCAATGGACGTAGACAACACATCCGCACTCGATCAGCAAATTTCGGCCTCGACAGAAGAGGAGGTGACGGAACTATTTCAAGCCTATGACCTACAATCGCTGTCGATGATCTGCGATCAAGCGGTCGAGGTGATGGTTCTAGAGACCCGCTTTGCGATCTTGCAGACCGCCAACGCGGCCCCCAGCACGATCACGCACACGGGCGACCTAGAGCAAGAAATCTTTGTCAACGACTTGATTCGGGTCGAGGGCACGGTTGCCGATGACGGTGTCTATTTGGTCGACATTGTCAATGAAGCCGCCGGGACAACTACCATTTCGCTTGCTCTGGGAAATACTTTCCCGGTCGCAGGTGGGGGAGCGGTGGGGACAGTGTGCAAGATCGCCAGCGCCCACAGGCAAGGCTACAGCTACACGATTGCAACGGCAGCCGTAACGGGCGTGATTACGATCACTGGTGACGTGTCTGACAAGTTCGCTATCGGCGACTTTGTCAGAATCAACAGTAGCACCGGCAATGATGGGTTTTGGGAGATTACGGCAGCCGTTACTACGGACGGTCCGCCGGTGACTACCACTACACTCACGCTCAATAGCGGCGTACTGCCCGATGCAACAAACGACGGCGTGATCGAGTGGGCGGCAGCAGCTTTTTCTCTCGCTGCAAACACCCCATTCTTGTGGTCGATCGACGGCGGACTCCAGAACCCGCTTGTGAATCCCGAGCAAAACGGGATTTCCGCGCTGTGGAATACGAGCCGTGGCAACATCGTTGCATTTATGGTTGACAACACCGCAACCGCGATCGCGGCACAGTTCGACGCCCGGATCGGCATCAACTCCAATATCTTCTAAGGAGCAATGATATGGCACCTCCCTTTTCGAGAGCCAGCCGAGTTTGGAAATGGGTTCCCTCTGCCGGCGCCAGCGTCCAGGTCAAGCAGTACGACCAATCCGGGGTGCTTGATCCGGGCGATGGCGTGCTGTTCGACGTGAACCTAGGCATCCTGATCGACACGCCCCTGAATCAAGACACCACCCACAGTGGCGACAACGGCGGGTCTAGCTTCACTCGCGTCGGCGGGATCTGGACTTATCGGTTGTCGTTGGGTTTCCCCGCAGCGTTGATAGGAACCGAACAGTTTCAAGTGCAGCCCGCCAACTTGGCATTCGTGCAGCAATTGCTAGGGTCGAGCGGATACGTTTGGATGCAGTTCTTTGTGGGTGATCCTGAATACTGGGAAAGCCTGGGGGTAGCAACGCCCGTGCGAAGTTTCATCGGCCGGAGATCCCTGCTGAGCGAAGCTGAACAACGCTTCGAGGTGGGGACGAAGAAAGTGATTGGCCTGAACATCGCCGGCCAAGGAAGCTCTCTCTTGCGAGCTATGCTCGATGACGTTCAAGTTTATCCATAAGGGCCACCATGCCGATCGAACCGCGAGACGTGCGCGTGACGTGGCCCATTGCCGGTATCGGTGGGTTCTTGGACGTTGAGTGGGTATCCAGTGGAACCGGTTCGACCCAGACGACCGGCGGACCCGGCAAGTTGGAGGTCGAGCGATGGGAACTGAACCACGATTACGACAACGCCGAACTACCGCTGTCTGGCGGCAAAGGCTCGATGACCCGCTATCGTGCCGGCGATGATTTCGAGTTCACTTGCATTGTTCTACTGGACATGAGGCCGGCGGCTGCGGGCGGCACCGAAAACACATTCAACGGACAGCCCTTCCTTGACGGTCGGCTAGAGGGCCACGCCGAGATCGACACCAATTTCCATTTTTCGCTACGGCTGCAATGTGGAGACCCTTCGTTCTGGGTGAACGCTGCCCGCCGCCACCAACCCATTCCGGTCGACGTTGGGCCACGCAAGGGCGTGTACTACTTCTGCCCGCGGGTGATTCTCACACAGACCCGGACCCTCGATTCGTCGAAGGGCAAGCCACCCGATGGCCTCTTGCGTGCGATCGTGCGTGGCAAAGGGTCGACACCACTTGAACGCTGGGTCGACGACGTGATGATTGCCCGTGGCGGGCTTGGGTTCGATCAGCCGGGAGAAGGATAATGCCACCGTTACGGAATGAAAGAGGCCAGTTTCGCAAGGCCGGAACGGCAGAGGAAGAGAAAGAAAGATTCTCGAATATCACCCCACCCCCGCCCGCGGCCGTCACGCAACGAGACTCGGAGTTCGTCAATCAGGACACGACGGTCGAGCCTCCCGATCTACCGCCTGTCGCCCCGCCGATCCAGCCACCACCGTTGCCGCAGGCACCGCAGCAGTCGAAGGTAGTCGAGAAGGAAGGGTTGGACCCGGCACAGGCGGCCTCTAGCGGGGCATCGGCTGGAAGAGTGCTTGGTCCAGCGGGTGCAGTCGTCGGCGCTGGGCTGGGATTTGCGGCTGCCAAATCATTGCCAAAGGCACCCATCGGCAGCTTTTCGGGCAGCGGTCAGATCGGCGGCGGCGACCAAGAGGTCTTGCGGGAACTGTTGGAAGTCCAGCGCGGCATTGCCAGGGTGGGGGCGCCGATCAAAGACGCGATCACAACGAAATCATCCGGAGCTAGGTTGTAATGGCCGAATTAACGGACACACTTGAGGGACCGCCCATTGAGCAGCACGGACGTACGCACAACTCTACCTATTCGGGGATGGAGATCGTTCGCAAGTTCCACGTTCCGAAGTGGTCAGACTTCCACAGCGTCCAGCGTGCGTTGCATGGCCGGGTTGTAGATCAAGATGGCACCTGGACTCGGACTCCACCGCTACGCGACACCTACGTCAAGAGCGCCTACTGCAACGAAACGCAAGTAGACTTCGCCCACCCGAACGCGCCGAAGACAATCCCGAGCCTATCAAGTGGCGGCGCAGTCACGATCAAGGAGCAACTGGAAAATCAAGCCGAGACACTCCAGAAAGGCACGGCCGGGGCGGTCATCACAGCCCACTATCGACCGCTCATTACCGCGTGGCAACCCACGCCAACGGGCGAAGGTGACGAGCCGTACGATGATAATATCTGGGATTGGATCGACCCAGTATTCACGCCGGGATTTATGCAGTTTCCGTGGCCCGGCGGCCTGCACGCTGCGGTGGATGCCGAGAAGTTCGACACTCGTGACATACCGACAGAGGCAGCGCAGCCGATCCAGATTCCCGTGTCAGACCTTTCGATCAAGCGAATCCTCGTCGGCGAAGTTCCATGGGGGGCTATCTCTCAACTCGGCAACGTCATCAATGAGGAGGAGTGGCCGGCGCAGGGTTCGCCGGCTGCAAACGGCTTGGGGCTATCGTTCCCAGCCGGGACGCTCAAATTCGTTGACCCCGACATTGTCAATATGATCGACGCAGAGGGCAACCGCTGGTATGAGATCACGCTCAACTTCAAGTGGATCCACAAGACCAGCAACAGACTCTTTGGCGACGACGGCAAGCCGGACCCGTCCGGCTGGATAACGTGGAACCACATGTTCACGCGGCCAAGCGGTTTCATCACGGGTTGGTATCGGGTGTTCAAGTCCGGCGCCCGCAACGTGGGGCCGTTCAATCTCGACTGGATCTTTCCCGGCGAGGCCTTGACCGTCGGCAACCTGCACCAAGAAGGATCGTTCGACAATCTATTCAAGCTGAATCAGGAAGCCATTCCAGCAGGATAAAATGCCACGCCCCACGAAACTACTGCCAGGCCAAGAGGTCACGGTTGCCGAGTTCAATGCCGAGATCGACCGGACGCGCAAGCAGCTATCCGGGGCTACGGGCTCTACGATCCAAGCCGGCAGCACGGGAGGCGGCCTCACTCCAATGCGTGGTGTCGAGCCTGTGTGGGGTCGGCTGACAGAGCCCGGGCCGGAGAAGTCACCGGACTACTTTCAGTGGGAAGAGGTCTACCCGGACAAGGACGGCAAATGGACTGCGAGAACCGGGGA